TCACAACTACTACCATGAGGTCCTATTGCAGGAGGGCTCGGGGATCTTGAACCTCTTCCTGGCAGGGTACAAACGGTACCTGGCACAGGGGCGAATCTTTACTAAAATTCTCAGGAACGAAATGTCCGAGGTCCGGGAATACAAGTACGACAATGACCCCATCGCACAGTGGCTGGATACGTGTGTCGTGTTCCAAGAGGGCGGGGAAACATCGGTGACAGAACTGCACGCTGCATTTACCCAGTGGAAGTCCGATTCGGAGTTTTACAGGAAGATTGACGTACGGAAATTTGGGCGCGTTTTGACCAAGCTACTCAAGAATACAAAGGCGACCTTTGTGATCGGGAAAAGGGGTGGAAAAACCACACGGGTTTGGTCTGGTATCGTAATAGGTGACTGAGGTTGTCCGGCTTTAGGGGTTTGGTTACGATAAAAGGGGTTTTTCTGAAAAGTGCCCCGTGTCTCGTAACCGCCAATGATTGCAGGGGGTTACGGCGTAAAATACGCGGTTACGTTAGTGGTGCTCCCTCTACTTTAGGTAATAGCACTTTTTATGGAGACCCCTTTTTTTGTACCCCCCAAAAAAATCCTGTTTTAATGGAGAGAGGAAAAGTGATGTAACCATGTAACCTAATACCTATCCCCCACGAAATCACACCGGAAAAACGGTTACATTGATAACGTAACCAATGTAACTAACGTAACCGTAAAAAGCATCGTTTTGACAAAAAGAATCAGGAATTATTATGCCCCGCAAAAAGACCCATTCCGCGCTACTTGAAGCCCTTGCAAAAAGAGGGGGTGCCGACCTTGAATCTGTGTTCAAAGAAGGAACAAGGAGTGCTCATTTAGAATTCATCAAACTCCTTGTGGCGGAGACAAAGATGGAAAGTGTGGTGAATACCTACACCCTGAAAAACCGTCAGTGGTGGATAGAGTACGCGGACGGGTACACCTCTAAAAATAACCGCACTGTGTTCTTCTGTGGGTTAGGGTCTAAAAATAAAGCCCAGGGGTATTATCAGGCCGTAGGGGCCCGTAAAGCTTACTTTGTGCTTTGTGGGGTATGCTTTGTTCTAGAGCTTTACAGCGCGGATCACATGACATTTAAAAAGCATCCGGGGGGCTTTGGGAACATTGAATAAACCTTGCCATAACGCGCAGCGCGTCTGTACCCTTGCCGCTAGGGTGTAGTGTACATGGCTAGGCCAAAGCTAGATATTGATCCCAAAGTTGTTGAGTCCCTGGCAAAACTTGGCGCAACTAACGTTGAAATCGCCGACCACTTTTGCTGCGATGAGGGAACAATACGTAAACGTTTTTCCGATATCCTGACAAAAACGCGCGCCGTTAGGAAAGTTCGTTTGCGTGAGCTTCAATGGAAGCTTGCTGAGGAAGGCAACCTTGGGATGCTTATTTGGTTAGGTAAGCAATATCTTGGTCAGTCAGACAAAGCTGAAGTTAAGCAAGATATTGACGCAACGGTCACGGATGGACCTAAATTTAAGTTTCTGGAGCCCAAGGATGAGTGATGCCAGATATTGTCTACAAACCGACTAGCTACCAGCGCCGGTTTCATTTCTCTAGAAAGCCCAAAGTCTACTTATCAACGGGGTACGGGGGAGGTAAATCCTACTCGTTGATAATGAAAGCACTGATGCTAGCTGGCGAGAATGAAGGATTGCCGGGCGGGATACTGGCACCAAGCTACAAGATGTTAAAGCGCGACATTGTGCCGCTTTTCAAAGACATCTGCAAAGATAATAAAGTAGAACTTAACTGGAACCAGCAAGATGCTGTTTTTTACCTGCCAGACACAGACACACAGATTTACTGTTTTCATTCTGAAGATAACGGCGACTCTATTCGCGGGCCAAACCTAGCCTTTGGCCTAATCAACGAAGTGACAATGTGCTCTAAGGGCGCATTTGACGCATTTCTTGCGCGTATTCGTTTAAAGAAAGCAAAGCTACTACAGGTAGCAATGTCTGGAACTCCAGAGGGGTTCAACTGGACTTATGAATATTTTATTCAGAATCCAAGAAATGACACGGATTTGATCTTTGGTAGGTCAAAAGAAAACACGCATGTTGCTGATACATACTTTGCAACACTAGAGCAGTCCTACGATGAGATGATGCGTAAACAGTATCTTGATGGCGAGTTTGTTAATCTCTCGGGCAACAGGGCTCTGTGGCAGTTTAATCGCATGAAGCACGTCAACCCAAATGCAGACCGCGTGCCTGGCGCTCCTGTTTGGATATCTCTAGATTTTAATATCAACCCAATGTCCGCCACGGTTTACAATCGGCTTCCAGGCGTACTTGGCGGACCGATGCTAAGAGCATTTGATGAGATATGCTTAAACACTTCTGACACCCATGAAATGGCCGCAGTAATCAAAGATCGCTACGGCACCGCTGTAACAATCTTTCCTGACCCAGCGGGGAATGCCCGCAAAACAGTTTGGAAGGGCGGAACGGACATAGGGATTCTTCGCGAGGCTGGCTTCACTGATATTCGTTTCAAACCTCGCATTATTTCTGTGCGCGATTGTTTGAATGCCGCCAATGCCTTCATAGAGCGCGGGCTATTTGAAGTACACCCACGCTGCAAAAACTTCATTGCTGACGCTGAGCAATGCATCTTGAAGTCAGGCGGTTTAGAAATAGACAAGTCAAACCCAATGCGGTCACATTGGTTAGACGGGTTCAAACAGTTAGTCGATTACGAGTGGCCGATTGTTAAACCAATCGCCAGCGTCAAAGTGGGGTCCTATGCCTAGTCCTAAGCAGCTCATTGATGTGATCTACGACAAGGGAAACATTGACCGCATTGCTGAGGACCAAGAGCGATACCTAATCTACAATGGAAAAGTTCGCGAATCTGTGAAACGAGCCATTCAAGATGAGTTTCTTTTGCCTGAGACGGTTAGCGAGCTGATTAACCGCGTAATCCCACTAAACATCACGCAGAAGATTGTAAATAAGTTGGCTACTGTCTACAAGGCTGAGCCGCGCCGTGAACCACTTTCAGGCAATGAAGTAGACCTAGAAAATCTTGACGCGCTTGTGACTGCTCTTTCTTTGAATCACAAGATGATGCAGGCCAATCGATATTTTAAACTGCATAAACATGTTGCTCTAGAGCCATACGCGCATCTAGGTCAACCTAAGCTTAGAGTGCTGCCATCGCACACCTACACGCCTTATTCTGATGACGCTATTGAGCCTGAAAATCCTACGGCCATCGTTAAGCATATCGTCATGGGCAGTCAGGACAGGAAAGATGATCTGCACGTAGTGTGGACAGAGACTGAGCACTACACCATGAATGGCGCAGGGGATGTTATCGTTGATGAGAATAACCCCGAGCGCGGCAACCCATACGGCACAATACCAATTGTTTATGTAAAAGAGGCCGATGATCTACTTGTGCCAATTCAAGATGATGACTTGAAGCGCATGCAGGTTGTTATCTGCCTACTTCTAACCGACCTGGCTTTTGCTTCTAAGTATCAAGCGTGGTCCATCATCGCGCTCATCAATGCCAGCACTGAGAAGATGAGTTTTAACCCCAACTCTATTGTCACTCTCAATTCCCAGAATGGTGAGCAACCTGACATCAAGGTGATTAAGCCGCAGCTTGATAGCGATGCGCTGCTTAGAATGGTGGAGGCGCTACTTGGAATGCTGCTCACTACTAAGAGCCTAAGCGTGAGCACTGTGACTGGGCAGCTGCAAGCCCAGAATGCTTCCTCTGGTGTGGCAAAGATTCTTGATCAAGCAGAATCAACTGAAGACAAAGAAGTGCAGGTTTCCTTCTTTACTGTCGCAGAAAAAACTCTTTTTGAAAAACTAGCCTCAAAGATCATGCCAGTGTGGATTGAGCAGGGGATGCTTAGTCCTAAGTATGCCTCCCTTGCTCTTTCTACTGATTTTGAACTGGCCATTTCTTTCCCTGATCAGCGCCCAGTAATTTCTGAAGCCGACAAAGTTGAACTTGAGATCAAGAAGCTAGACAACGGCTTAACCACTCACCACATGGCCATTCAGGAGATTAACCCTGAGTATAGCACTGAAGAGGTTCAGCAAGTGCTTGCTGAGATTCGCAAAGAACGAGAAGACGCTATGACTCAAGTTGCCGAGGTAGCTAGTGGCAGCGAAGCTCAAACTCTCAATTGATGTTGTAGCTCTTTATCGCAGAGAAGAATCATCCCCTGCTAAAAGAAGAGCAGTTGCTGCAACACTAACAAACGATAGTTTTCGCAGAGAGTTTGGCCGTCGTGTGATTGATCGAATGGTTGAGCGCACGCAGGATGAGCGCGTTGATAAGAATGGCAATAGGCTAAAACCGTACTCTGCCGCGTATGCTGAGAGCCTGGCAGGTCAGGTCTACGGAAAAAGAAAAGGCGAGATTGCAGATCTTACCGCTTCAGGTCAGATGCTCGCAAACCTTGAAGTGATAGCAACGCCTGCCCGTAGCGTAGTCATAGGGTTCACATCCCAAGAGCAAAACGACAAAGCGCACGGCCATGTGTTTGGCGGGGGGCATCTGCCTGTGCGTGATTTTTTTGGCCTGCCAAAAGATGAACAGGTAGAAATTTTAAAAAGTACTCTTAAAGATTTTAACCGCAGCGCAGATCTTTTTATAGATATCCCAGAAGTAGGACCACAGATTACTCTAGACCTTGAGGACATTTGATGGGCATCCGAATTAAGGGGCTAGATAAGCTACAACGTGAGCTAAAAAGGCAAATAGATATTTTTGATTCAGCTTTTAAGCAGCGCCTTGGGAAGATGGCGAGGGACTTGATCTATAAGCGAGTAAAGTCCGGCTATGGCGTAGATGAGCTATCTAACCGCGCCACTCGTTCAAGACTTAAACCACTAGCTCAATCCTACGTGGAGCAGCGCTCCGGTAGAGCTGCCTACTTCACAAAGAACGGAAAAGTTCTTCGTGTCCCGGCGTCAGAGTCTTTTAAACCACGTAAGCCTAAGCTTGGTGCGTTTGGTTCCCCTGGCAGGTCAAACCTTACGCTTACGGGGCAGATGCTTGAGGCCATACGCTATGAGTCAAACGCACGTGGCATCCGTGTGTTTATTCAAAACTCCGCTCGCGATGATGGGCACACAAATGCAGAGATTGCTGATCTAGTACAATCTGGGGGTAGCTATACTAACGCGAACGGCAACAAAGTGACTATACCTCCACGTCCGTTCTTTGTTTTGACACAAGATGAATTGACTGTTTTAGTAAGAGAAATAGAGCGCGAGCTTAGAAAAAAGACTCGACGCAAATAAGAAGGGATATCAAAATGAGTAAAGAGCAGTCCACCAGTGGGGACACCTCAGCTACCAGCGGGGCTGAGAATGGAAATGGCAGCGCTACCAGTGGGGCGCAATCCTATCCGGCTGACTTTGTTGAGAAGCTTAAGAAGGAAAAAGAGAATCTTGCTAAGGCCAACTTGGCCACTAAGCAGGAGCTAGAAAGCCTTAAGGCAGCGTCTCAACAACGTGAGCAGCAAGAGCTTGAGCAGAAGCAAGAGTTCAAAAAGCTTTATGAGGCGGAGAAAGCAAAGTCTGAATCCGCTGCAAAGGAGCTTGCCGCGATGCAGGAGCGTATCAAACAAGCCACAATTAACACCGCTATTCGTAGCGAACTAGTTAAGCGCGGCTTGGATGAGGCTCACGTAGAAACGGCTTTGAAGCTTGTAGATCGCCAGGCAGTTGCGGTCGACCCTGCGACCAACGCAGTAGTAGGCGCGGATGAGGTAGCCAAAAAATTCCATGAGGCTCATGCGACTCTTGGGTTCTTTAAAAAGGGCGGCGCGGGGGTAAACCACGCGGCGTCTCAAACCGTAGTCCCCGGTCAAATGGACTTGTCCAAAATGACTGTGGATGAAAAAATTAAACTACTCTCCGAACGGCGCAAGGGTACTTGAGCCTAGGGGGTAGGGGGAAAAATGGCAAATCAAACAAAGACTCTCGTTGATGCAGCGTCGATGGAAATCATCGACTCGATCGTTCAGCAGGAACTCATTCAGAGCATGGTGCTTGCACCTACGCTCACTGACATGTCTGGCCGCGTTGGTCCCGGCATGGACAAGATTAAGCTTCCTCGCACTGGTTCTTTCACTGCCGCTGCTAAGGCTGACGGCACTGATCTGACTAGCCAAGCTCTGACGTTTGCTACCGATGATTTGGCTCTTGACCAATACTACGGTGTGTTTAGCACTGTGGAGCGTTTGGCTTCCCTGCAAGCCAACGTTGACCTCCTTGGCGAAATCGCTAAGCGCATGGCCTCTGCCCTCGCTTATGAGATGGATGCCAAGATCTACGCTCAGATGAAGCTGACCTCTGCCTCTTCTCCTGACCATCGTTTGCTGTTTGATAACGATCCCACTGCTACCCTTGGCAAAAATGACTTCATCAAGGCCAAGAAGCTGCTGAAGATCCAGAACGTGCCCATGGGCGATGGCAAGCTCTTTGCTGCCATCTCTCCGGAGCGTGAATCCGACGTGCTCAAGCTTGCTGACTTTGTCGACGCCGACAAATGGCAAGATGGCAGCGCCGCTGCTAAGCTCAACGGCGTGATCGGCCGCATCTACGGCTTCAACATTGTTGTTTCTAACGTTGTTGAAGACGCTGGCGTCGTGTTCTACCACTCTGATCACGTTGCTTGGGCTCGCCAGCTTCAGCCCACTATGGACACCCTGCCCAACGTCAAGGCTCTTGGCGTGGACGTGGCCCTGTCCCATGTGTACGGCTGCAAAGTCACCCAGTCTGGCAAGATGGGTGTGCTCATCGGTTCTGCCTCCTAAGGCAGTTGTGTGGATTGGCTGGGAGCTTCGGCTCCCAGCCTTTCTTCTAAAAGGCATCAATGGCCAACATTCGCGTAGTCCCAAAATTCAT